AAAAGATTTTTAATCGGTGATTCTATTGAAGGATGGGCAGATGCAATTAAAGTTTTAATGAAATCATATATGAATGGTGGAGGTTGTAGAATAGACTTTGACTTCTCAGATATTAGACCTAAAGGTGCACAGTTAGTAACTTCAGGAGGTAAAGCTCCAGGTCCACAACCACTAAAAGAATGCATATTAAAAATTAAAGGAATATTAGAACAAAAAGAAACAGGACAATATTTATCTACTATAGAAACTCATGATATAGTTTGCCATATTGCAGATGCAGTACTAGCCGGAGGTATTAGAAGAGCCGCTCTAATTGCACTGTTTAATGCTGATGACGATATGATGATTGGTTGTAAAAGTGGAAATTGGTGGGAATTGAATCCACAAAGAGGTAGAGCAAATAACTCTGCAGTCTTAATGAGACATAAAATTACCAAAGACTTTTTCTTGGATCTCTGGAAAAGAGTAGAAAAGTCAAATGCAGGAGAACCTGGAATTTATCTAAATAATGATAAGGATTGGGGAACAAACCCGTGTTGTGAAATTGCACTAAGACCAAATCAATTTTGTAATCTTTGTGAGGTAAATGTTTCTAATATAGAGTCACAAGAAGATCTAAATGAAAGAGTAAAAACAGCTGCATTTATAGGAACTCTTCAAGCTGGATATACTAACTTTCATTACTTGCGACCAATTTGGCAAGAAACAACTGAAAAAGAAGCGCTTATAGGTGTTTCCATGACTGGTATTGGAAGTGGTACTGTGTTAGGATATGATATGAAAAAAGCTGCAAGTATAGTAAAACGAGAAAATACTAGAGTTGCAAAACTTATTGGAGTTAATCAATCAGCAAGAACAACGACCGTTAAACCTGCTGGAACTACATCATTAGTATTAGGTACAAGTTCAGGTATACATGCATGGCACAATGATTATTATATTAGAAGAATAAGAGTTGGTAAAAATGAATCAATATACCAACACCTACTTGCAAATCATCCAGAGTTAGTTGAAGATGAATATTTTAGACCACATGACACTGCAGTTATATCTGTACCTCAAAAAGCACCAATTGGAGCAATACTAAGAACAGAATCTCCTTTTAATATATTAGAACGAGTAAAAAAAGTAGCAAATGAATGGGTAAAACCTGGACATAGAAAAGGCTCAAATTCACATAATGTATCTGCAACAATTTCATTAAAAGAAGACGAATGGGACCTAGCAGGAGAGTGGATGTGGACAAATAGAAATGACTACAATGGATTATCAGTATTACCTTATAATGGTGGAACATATACACAAGCCCCATTTGAAGATATTACAGAAGAAAAATATCATACAATGATGAAATCATTAAGTGATGTAGATTTATCAAAGGTTATAGAAATAGAAGACAACACAGATCTTTCTGGTGAATTAGCTTGTGCAGGAGGAAGTTGTGAGATTACGTAAAGATTGGATACAAGAGTTATACGTTAAGGAGTTTATTAAACCAAAGCTTCTCCCAGAAGATTTTTATTGGGATGAAGGAATAATGGTGATGACTGAACATTACCATTTAAGGCGAGGAACCTGTTGTGGTTCCGGGTGTAGACATTGTCCGTATGAAAAAAATAGAAGACTTGAACAGGAAACTACTACTTCTAAAGAAGGAAATAGCAAAATTTCAAGAAGATTGTAAACACGAAAAACAACACGTAAAAGCTTTGCAAAATGGCGATGTACGAGTTTGCTGTCTACGATGCGATTCTGCATTAAGATGGCCAACACAACAAGAACTAAATGATTGGTTAAAAAAATGAAATACGTTATAGGAAATAATTTAGTAGCAACAATGGCAACATATCTTTTGCCAAATGTAAAACACCTGAAATCACCTTCTCCAGACCTAGATACTTGGAATATAGAAACATTTTACATTCCGTACTATTGCTTAGATTTTGTCAAGTCAGTTTTTCCAGGTGCAAAACTTACTAAATATGAATTAAGAACAATGTATGATATGAGAGCAACTCTATCTGCAGTAAAACCAAAAAACTTTGACCAAATATATAAATTATATACTAGAGGAAAGGTTAATGTAGAAAAAGAATACCTAAGGACAATTTCAGAATCATTAGATGTAATTTCTATAAACGGTGAATCACCTTTAAATTCCTTAATTATTCTGTATGATGAACTTAAAAAGTTGACTAAGGATAAGGTTGAAGAAACAACAATAAAAGAAATAGATGCATCTCAAAAGTTAATAAAACTAGAAGGTGGAATAGAATATGTATATGATAAACTATTGTACACTAGTGATTTACCCAGCTTATTGAGTCTTGATTCTAAAAAAAGTGTTGAATACTCTATTGAAAAGAACTATGTAAATAGTGAAACTTTTTCATTGCCGGTTGTAGATAAGTACGTATATAGGTGCAAATTAGAAAATGAGAATGATATTGAAATATCAAAAATATTTGACCAAATAGCTACTGTTGGAAAGCCTTGGTTTAGAAAAATATATTATAACGGAAGTGTTGTTTATGAATCACTTAAGCAAATTTTTGATGAAAAAATTGAAGGAAATACCGTACAAGAATATATAGAAGAATCTCAAATAACAAATACGTTAGGAATAACGAAGGTTACAGGAATTGACTTGCTTGGAAAATGTGCTGAATGGAATAATTCAGTTGGATTTGGTCATGTAATCCGTAGATGTAATTCATTACTTGAATATTACGGAGATGATGAAAAAAACCATAAAATAATTTTTCCAGGTCAAGAAAATTTATTATATTAACATATATGAAAAAATACGAAAATCTACATGACTGTTTTCAGTCTAAATTACAGGATATTACATACAGTGGTAATAAGGTAATGAGCAATAATAGTTCACAAACTGAATTATTATTTCAATCAATGGAAATTAAAGATCCAACTAAATTGTCTATTGAGCATCCATCAAGAAAATTTAATCCTGTATATTCTGTTCTAGAATTTCTATGGTATCTATCAGCCCACAAAAAAACTAATAACATTGGTAAATGTGCAAATATTTGGCTAAAAATTCAAGATGAACAAGAAGAAGTAGAATCTAATTATGGTACATATATTCTTGGAGAACAATGGGATTGGATAATATCTGAACTATCAAAAGATAAAGATTCAAGGCGATGTACAATAGTAATTCACCAGCCACATCATAAGACTAAGAATAGTAAAGATCTTCCATGCACACAATATCTACAGTTTTTTATTAGAGACAATAAGCTACATCTTGGTGTAAACATGCGAAGCAATGATATAATTTTTGGTTTTTGTAATGACGTATTTAATTTTGCACTATTTCAACAACTAATGCTAAATGAACTAAGAGAAATATATCCAAACCTTGAGCTAGGTTCATACTTTCATAGTGCAGGAAGCTTGCATCTTTATGAACAACATTATGAAATGCGAGATCATATTCTCACAGATAACTGTTTTAGTGAAAATACAAATTACGAACTCTATCCATTTATAACTAGAGAATATATCAAACAAATGCATATGGCACTACCAACAGAAGATTTGTCAAAATTAGAATTATTGGCATTTACCAAACAACAAATGAAAAAGTTATTTTTATGAAAAAAGATAAAATAAATACAGCCTACAAATTAAATATGAATATGAAAAAGAAAGAATCAATATTAAAACAAGCTGATGATGTAGTCAATCACAGATCAGAAGAAAAAGAAAGACAATACGGACCTTTTAGTGAAGGCATGGAACGTGCTGCAAAAATAGCAAGTGGTATGACAGGAAAAGACTTCAATGCAGAAGATATGTATTCAGCCTTAGTTGCACTAAAATTATCTAGACATTCCTATAATTATAGAGAAGACAATTTACTAGATTGTGTTGCATATATTGGAGCTTTAGACAATTATATAAAAGAGAAAAACAAATGAAAATAAATGTTATGAAAATTGGTGCTACCATAAATGCAAACAATGGAAGCATTCTTACCGACGAAATAAATGTAGTAACTAAAATGTTATCAGACTGTGGACATGATGTACACTATCATACCACTAGAACTAGAAATATGATACCTTTACCTCATGCAACTTTTCACGACCTAGCAGAAGTAACAGATCACTCTTTTAGTGATTATGATGCATTGTTGGTATTCAATGGTAATGCAAACTTTTACGGAGGTCAAGAAGCAAGAGGCGATTTAATGGCTTATAAGTTTATAAACAAGTCAAAGTGTCCTGTGTTTTATTTTTTAACTGACTGGTTATTACCGCTACAACAGCTATGGCCAAATGTAGAGAAAAAGCAAGTACAATACAAATGGGATAATCAATATACTAAAGATGAAATAGAAGTTGTTAGAGAAGATATTATTATGATATCGCAAATCTATAATATGGAAACACTTCAAGCAAAATACTTAGATAAAAGAGGCATATTATATGCAGATATTATTTATTTCCCATTGCAAGATTTTATTATTCATGAATATGAACCAATTCCGCTTGTTAAACAAGAAGACAGATGGTTAGATTTGATTTATGGTGGAACATTTAGAGGAGGTCATCGACAAGATAAAATGATTGAATATTATTTTGACTATCCTGATCATTTAAATATACAAATGTTTGGAAATTTAAAACCAGAACATTTTAATAAAAGAAAAACAGTTGATATGAAATATCCTGACTTTATAAGTAAAAAAGTAAAGCACAGAGAATTCTTTGACAGAATGCAAACTGCAAAGGCAACTGTAACAATTAGTGATAAGTTATATGAAGGAGCTGCAATATCAAATCGAACAAACGAATCAATAATTGGAAATGTAGTATCATTCATTGATATAGGATATGATCCTGAAAAAAGAATATTTAATGACGAAGTACTTAGAAAGTTTAATTATGTAAGTTCAAAGGCAGAAGTTATTGCAAGGCTAGAGTATCTTAAGCAAAATCCAAATGCATTTGATGAAATTATAGCAAAGCAATATGAAGATGCATATGGAAGAATGTCAAAAGACCAATATTACAAGTCATTTGTAAATATATTAGAATCAAAATTAGAAAATAGAGAAGTAGAGAAAATACAATGGTTTCAGAACTAAAGTTTGTAAAAGTAAAAAACGTAAAAAGCCCAACTAGAGGAACAGAACAAAGTGCAGGAATAGACTTTTTTGTTCCAGATGAATTTGACACTATGGTGTTATTACCTGGAGAATCATGCTTTATTCCAAGTGGAATCAAGGTAAGTTTACCAGCAGGCCATGTTTTAATAGCATTTAATAAAAGTGGAATAGCAGTTAAAAAGAATTTACATGTTGGAGCCTGTGTTGTTGATGAAGATTATCAAGGTGAACTTCACTTAAATTTAACAAATGCAGGAACACAACCACAAATAATAGAAAAAGGAGACAAGATAACTCAATTTGTATTATTGCCTGTAAATTATGCTACGCCAGTCGAAGTTGAACCAAAAGACCTATATTCTAAAAAATCCAAGCGTGGATCAGGTGGATTTGGTAGTACTGGAACAAAATAATTGTTAATAACTTTTATAAAAATAATTGCCCAAAATTTTTTTATGTCAACAAAATTGATTATATTTATAATACAAATAAAGAAAAAGTTATATGAAATTATCAAGGTTATCAAGTAAGTTCGACAAGGGCTTCTTCAATATGTATCAGTTTGGCTATACTGACGATGGTGAACAGTTGACTGTAAAAGTAGACAGAATTAAAGACTATTTTTACTATTCAGCAGAACACATAGACGACATTTTAGACATTCGCCAGTTTGACTGTAAAAGAACTGAATTATATGATACTCTATATGGAGACAAAGTATACAAGGTATACTATACTGCCATTAAGGCAAAGAATGCAATAGTAAAGCAATATCCAGATAGAATTCACCAAGCAGACGTTACTCCAGAATTCAAATACATGCTAGACAGAGGTTTAGAATGGTCAAGTAAAAGACACATTATGTATTTTGATATTGAGACATGGTTTGATCCAGAGCAACCTAAAGCCAATATGCCTCATAAAGCATTAATGCCTGTAACTTCTATTGTTTGTTATTCTAACATCCATAAAAAATATTGGGTAATGTCATGGCATCCAGAGCATACAAAAGATTTTGCACAACCCAAAATAACAGAAACAGGTAATGTAAACTACATGTTATGTAAAGACGAAGAAACTGTACTATTAAGTTTTATTGAACTATTAGGTGTGATGAAAACAGATGTTATTACAGGATGGTATTCAGCAGGATATGATCTTCCTTATATTATAAATAGATGTAAAAGATTAGGTCTTCCATATGAAAATTTATCACCTTTAAAAGATGTTTATATCAAAAAACGCGGTGAATATTGGAGAATAAACATTAAAGGATTAGATCACGTGGATATGATGGATGCAGTTCAAGACATGGGATATAATCTTCCAAATTGGAAACTAACTACTGCTGTAAAAGAAATTATTGGCGACAAAGATTTAGACAAACTCACAGAAGTAACTTGGAGAGATTGGTTAGATAACTATAAAGGCTTTATCGAATATGGTATTAGAGATGTTGAAATTCTTGCTGAAATGGATAAGAAAATACAGATATTTGAGTTATATACTACACTTCAACAGATCGCACACACTGACACGTTAGGTGGTACATTCCACAAGTCAATGGTGGTTGATAACTACATATTAAAGGAAAATCATGGAAAAATTGTGTTTCCAACAAGACACACTAGAGCAAAGCAACCCTTTGCAGGTGCCATAGTTTTTAATCCTAGAGAACCTGGTCGTCATAAAGATGTCACAGTTATGGATTATACGTCACTATATCCAACTTCTATTATGGCATTTAATATTAGTCCAGAAACATTTATAGTTTCAGAAAAGTCTTGTAAAAAAATGGGTATTAAAATAGAAGATGTAATTGCAAAACTTAAAGCTGATGGCATAGGCTTTATTGATACTAATACTCCAAAAATTAATGGTGTACCTGAATTATTTGGTGAACGCTATCTTTTTTATGACCATAAATATAAACTAGGCCTACTACCAAAGGTATTAAAAAAGTTATTTTTACAAAGAGTTGAAGTTAATAGAGGCCTAAAAGCTGGTGAGTTTACTGGTGATGAAGCTGTTGCAATGGATAAAAGACAACAAGCATATAAACTAGTTCTTAATTCAGCATATGGTGCAATGGGATTCAACTTCTTTAGGCTATATAGACCTGAATGTGCAGATGGTATTACATACTTTGCAAGACAAGCTCTTAAATTTGCATCATTAAAATTCCAAAACCTAGACCACTATGTACTATACGGTGACACAGATTCTATATTTGTAAAGTCAAATGGAAGTACTGAAGACGAAATGAAAACCAAGTTGGTTGAATTTAATGACCAACTTAGAACAGAACTTGTTGAAAAGTATAACCCTAATATTACTGATGAATACATGCATATGGATTTAAAGTTTGAGTATGACTTAGAATACATTTATTTTGGAGATTCTAAGAAAAGATACTATGGTATAATGAGAGACACTGGTAAGAAAGTTATTAGAGGTATGAATATTATTCGTAAAGATACTCCTGAATTCATGAAAGGTGCACTAAACAAGCTTGCAGAAATGGCTGTTAGAGGTACCTTAACAATGGAACATTTAACTCTACTAAGACAAAAAATAGAAACAGTAGATTACAAGCTTATGGGAATAAATAAGAAATTTACAAAGGCATTTGACATGTATAAAAAAACCATGCCTCAACATGTTAAAGCTTCATTTTGGGCAAATGATAAACTTAATACTTCAATTTCTCACTCAGACACACCTTTACTATTTTATATAAAAAGTAATTGTGAAGATGACAAAAAAATTAAACAAAGACAGCAAGCTATTTGTCTTAATGAAGAAGATCTACATTTAATAGACGATAGAAAAGATGTTTTTGAACTAGATTACGAAATCTTTTTCAAAAAACAAGTATTAGATCAATTAGATGAGTTTGATAAAATACAAGAAGTAAAAGATTTAGTAGAAACATATAGAAAAAATGCATTATTAGCAATATAACTTATATTTATATTATATAAAGGTTATAAGTACAATTAAAAAAAAGGGAGACCAGGTTATGAACGTAGAACCAATCGCGGGTAAAATACTATTAAAAAAATTATCAATTGAGCAAACTGCTGGTGGAGTTATTATGCCAGACATTGCACAGGAAGGAGCAAATGAAGCTGAAGTAGTTTCTGTAGGTCCACCTATTATCACACAATCTGGAGCAGCTGTAAATATTCAGTGTAGTGTTGGTGATAAGGTATTATATCCTAAATTCGCAGCAAAAGCTGTTGATGTAGATGGAGAAGAATTTCTAATTATAAGTGAAGCAGAATTATTTTTAATATTTAAAGAGAACAAATAATGTCAAAAAAAGATTTAACATTCGGAAAAGATGCTAGACAAGAGTTACTAAAAGGAGTAAACACACTAGCAGATGCAGTTTCAGCAACACTTGGACCTAAAGGTAGAAATGTAGTTATTGAAAAAGAATTTGGAAAATTTACATCAACAAAAGATGGAGTAACTGTTGCAAAAGAAGTAGAACTTGAAAGTACTTTAGCAAACGCTGGAGCTCAGATGGTAAAAGAAGTAGCTAATCAAGTTAATGATGAAGCTGGTGATGGAACAACAACAGCAACAGTTTTAGCTAGACAAATGTATGTTGATGGATTAAAACATATTACAAACGGAGCAAACCCAATAGATCTTAAGCGAGGAATAGACAAAGCAGTAGCTGAACTTTCTAAAGATTTATCAAGTCTTGCAAAAGAAGTTAAGAATTCCTCAGAAATTGCTGAAGTAGGAATGATATCAGCAAATAATGATGAGTTTATTGGAAAGCTTATTTCAGAAGCTATGGATAAAGTTGGTAGAGAAGGAGTAGTATCAGTAGACGAATCACAAACAGCTGAAACAACATTAGATACTGTAGAAGGAATGCAATTTGAAAGAGGTTATCTTTCACCATACTTTATTACAAATAATAATGCAATGCAAGTAGAGCTAGAAAATCCTTGGATACTATTATTTAATAAAAAAATATCTTCAATAAAAGGTATAGTAAAGATTTTAGAAGCAGGAATACAACAAAATAAGCCTTTATTAATTATTGCAGAAGATGTTCAATCAGAAGCTTTAGCAGCTTTAATTGTAAACAAAATGCGAGGAACATTAAAAGTTGCTGCAGTAAAAGCTCCAGAATTTGGAAAAAGACGTGATGAAGTTTTAGAAGATATTGCATGTCTTACTGGTGCAACAGTTGTTAGTACTGAAAAAGGAATGACTCTAGATCGTGTTACTGAAGAAATGTTTGGAACAGCTAGAATGGTTACTATAAACAATAAATATACAACAATTGTAGATGGAGCAGGAAACGCAGATGATATAGAAGCTAGAGTAAATGAAATAAAAGCAACTATAGATGGTGCAGACTCTCCATATGAAATTGAAAAAGCCCAAGAAAGATTAGCAAAACTATCTGGTGGTGTAGCACTAATTAAAATTGGAGCTGAATCAGAACTTGAAATGAAAGAAAAGAAAGATAGAGTTGAAGATGCACTAAACGCAACTAGAGCAGCATTAGATGAAGGAATTATCCCTGGAGGTGGTGTAGCTTTAAGATGGTTAGTTGACGAAGATATGGGAAAAATTCCAGTTGGAGGTGAAAACACTGACCAAGAAGCTGGTATAAATATTGTAGTTCAAGCATGTAAAGCACCATTTGATGCTATTATGCAAAATGCAGGTTTAACTCCTGATGTTATATGGAATAAGTTAAAACTTAAAGCAGATAGAAAGAATCCTGTAAACACAATGGAAGATATGAAATGGGGCTATGATGCACGTAAAGACGAAGTAGTTGATATGTTTGCAGCAGGTATTATAGATCCTGTTAAGGTTACTAGAGTAGCATTAGAAAAAGCAGCATCAGTTGCAGGAACAATGTTATTAACGGAATGCATAATTACAAATAAACCAAATGATACGGAAGAACCAAACCTAGGAACAGGTGGATTCGGTATGGGACAATAAGAGAAAAAAATGGATCAAAATATAGGAAACGCACTAAAAGGAATGACACCTCAAGATTTACCAGATGTAGTATGTGACGAATGTAAAAACCCTACGTTTAGGCAAGTAGTACTACTAAAACGAGTTTCAGCTGCAATATCACCATCAGGAAACAATAGCTTTTTACCAATGCCGGTATTTGAATGTAGTAGTTGTGGTCATGTTAATGATGACTTATTACCAAAACAACCATCTTCAACATTAGCATAGCTTATAATGGAGGATAATGTAAAGCATCCAAAGCACTATACTGCTGGAATTGAGATGTGGGATTACGCATATTCCCACAATCTCGACTTCTTTGAAGGAAACATTGTTAAATATGTTACTCGTTGGAAGCATAAAAATGGGATAGAAGACTTGTATAAAGCAAAAGAATATCTCGATAAACTTATTAACAAAGTAGAAGAATCTGGTAAATTTTAATTGCCAGATTTTTTTATGTCAATTATTTTTATTATATTTATATATGCAATTAAAAACACCAAAAGATTTAGCCATCAAGGCTCGTATGATGGGAAAGAAAACTGTATCATACAGTCAATTTTCTAGATATAAAAACTGTCCAAAATCATGGAAACTAGCGTATATAGATAAGGAAACATCGTTTGATCCTTCCATATTCTTAATATTCGGTACAGCATTTCATGAAACAATGCAAACATACTTAGATACCATGTATAAGGAATCTATTGTAGCTGCAAATAATTTAGATGTGAACAATATCTTATTAACTTCTATGCGTACTGAATATGTAAAGGTTGCAAAAGAATGTAAACAAGACTTTTCAGATCCAGAACAATTAGCAGAATTTTACCAAGATGGTGTTGAAATAATGGATTGGTTTAAGAAGAATAGAGGAGCTTATTTTGCTAAGAAAAACACTGAACTAGTTGGTATAGAAATGCCTATTTTACATACTACAGAATCAAATGAAAACGTAATGTTAATGGGATTTTTAGATATTGTAATGAAAGAGCATGATAAAATTAAGATTTACGATATAAAAACATCTACTAGAGGATGGAAAGCTGCACAAAAAAGTCAAAATGGAGATCAACTTCGATTATATAAAAAATTCTTTGCAAAGCAATACAATGTAGATGAAAAAGACATCGAAGTAGAATATTTCATATGTAAGCGTAAGCTTTGGGATAACTGTGATTTTCCACAAAAAAGAATTCAGGTAGTACGACCTGCAGCAGGAAAACCTTCACTAAACAAGGTTATGCGAGAGCTAGATAGTTTTATATCTAATGCATTTACTCCTGCAGGTAAACATAATAAAGAATCTAATTATCCTGCAACTGCAGGAATTAAAAAAGCAAATTGTAAATGGTGCGAATACAAAGACCGAGAAGACCTTTGTCCAAAATCAGAACGAATACTCGGATGAAAATTGGAATGATAGGCAGCTCTCATTATGAAAATAAAAAGAAAATTAAAGAAACAATTTTTCAACTAATACAAAAATTCGGTAATGATTTAACGATTATAAGTGGTGGCAATAACAATGGTGCAGATAGGTATGTTAAAAAGTACGCATTAGAACTAGGTTGTGATTATAAAGAAGTAAACCCATCACACACTGTTAAGAATTTATATTCATGTATGAGAGAAGATTGGTATGGCAAACAATATTCTATACGAAATTTTCATGTTAGAAATAAAATTCTTGCAAGCATGGTTGATAGGTTAATAGCCTTTATTCCTAAAGGAGACCCTGCTATTTCAGCTGCAAGTGCAATAATGTATGCCGAAAAATTTAGCAAAAAATGTGTTGTAATAACATAACTTTTAAAATATATCTATATATTTATATATATTAGAAAAGCAACAAGCAGGAGAAAAGTTATGAAACATGAAACAAAATTAACCTCAGTGAAGGTGAATATTCAAGTACAAAATAAATTTAAGTATGTTTGCTTAGAAAACGGCATGAATTTTCAAAAGTTAGTAAATAGATGTTTGATTTTATATCTAGACGATACTAGTTTTAAGAAAAAGATTGACAAATTTGAAGTATATTTAACAAAAAAATAAATTTAAGGGAAAAAGGTTATGAATGAAATTAAGTTACCACAACTTAAGAGGCTTAGTCCAATGAAGCCAAAAAAGAAAAAAATTTTACTATTATCGGATGATTTACGACTTCATTCTGGTGTAGGAACAATGTCAAAAGAAATTGTATTAGGATCTTCACACATTTTCGACTGGGTACAGATTGCAGGAGCAATAAACCATCCTGATAAAGGAAAACGATTTGATTTATCTGCAGATGTAAACACTGACACGGGAATAGATAATGCATCAGTTATAATATATCCAGTAGACGATTATGGTGGTCCAGAAATAACAAGACAAATTATTGCACATGAAAAACCAGATGCAATCATGCATTTTACAGATCCAAGATTTTGGGGATGGTTATATGCAATGGAACATGAGTTAAGACAAACTATGCCTTTAACTTATTTGAATATTTGGGATGATCTTCCTTTTCCACATTGGAACGAAAACTTTTATGAATCTTGTGATCTTTTAATGGCAATTTCAAAACAAACATATAATATAAATAAACATGTTTGTCAAAGAAAACCAAGAGTAGAAGGACTAGACTTAACATATGTTCAGCATGGTATAAATGAGAATTTATATAGACCAATCAAAGAAACAGACTCAGATTTTGCACAGTATTATGACTTTGTATCTTCACGAGGCTATAATAACTATGAAACAATATTCTTTTTTAATAGTAGAAATATTAGAAGAAAATCTGTAAGTGATCTTGTTTTAGCATATGGCCTATTCTGTGACACTTTAACAAAAGAAGAAGCTTCAAAATGTTTAATGTTATTACACACAGATCCAGTAGATAATAACGGAACAGATCTTCCAGCACTAATTAAAGCTCTTTGTCCAAATTACAATGTTCAGTTTTCAGCTGGCAAATTACCTGCAGAACAACTAAATTACCTATATAATGTTGCAAGTATGACTTGTCAACCTAGTTCTGCAGAAGGTTTCGGATTAAGTGTAATGGAATCAATAATGGCAGGAACTCCTATTTTAGGAACAGTACTTGGAGGTATACAAGATCAAATGGGATTGAAAAAAGATGACGGATCACCTGTAACTCTAGCAGATTATTCAGCAGAATGGCCAAGCAACTCTGATGGTAGATATAAAAATCATGGAGAATGGGCATTTCCAATATGGCCTCAAATGAACCTACAAGGCTCACCAATGACTCCATATATTTATGATAGTAGACCATCAGTTAAAGATATAGCTCGACAATTAAAAAATGCTCACTCAGTAGGTGTAAAAGACTTAAAAAGAAGAGGTTTAGTTGGTAGAGAATGGGCAATAGAAAATGGATTTAATTCTACAGGAATGGCAAAAGCGTTTATTGAATCAATGAATGGATGTTTCGAAAGTTTCAAGCCAAGAGAACGATTTACACTTGTAAGTGCAGGAGAAGAAGAAATACAATATCCAGATGGAAAAATTTTTAATAGTAACAGTATATTTAAGGAGAAGAAATAATGGCAAAAGAATTATTAGTTTTTCAAGGACCTACAAGCTCTAGGTCAGGATATGGAGACCATGCAAGAGATTTAGTTAGAAGTTTAATAGCAATGAACAGATTTGATATTAAAATAGTTGACATGCGATGGGGAGATTGTCCACGAAATGCATTAACAACACAAGACACCGACATATCAAGTAGGATATTAACAGTAAACCTGCCTCAACAACCCGATGTATATGTTCAATTGTCGGTACCAAATGAATTTCAACCAGTTGGAAAATACAACATTGGTATAACAGCTGGAATCGAAACTACTGTTGCACCAGCACCATGGCTAGAAGGATGTAACAGAATGGATATGATAATTGTGCCTTCTAAACATGCAAGAGATGTATTTATATCTACAAAATTTGATAGAATGGATCAAAAAACAAAAGAAAAAACAGGAGAACTTACTGTTGTTCGACCAGTTGAAGTATTATTTGAAGGAGCAGACTTGTCAGTTTGGTTTAAAACCAATGAAATATCAAAAACTGTTGATGACAAATTAAAAACAATTCCGGAAGATTTTTGTTTCTTACATGTAGGACATTGGTTAGCAGGAGATGAAGGACATAGTAGAAAAGATACAGGTGGTTTAATTAGAACTTTTTGCAATACATTTAAGGGTGGATCATATAAGAAAAGACCTGCACTTATACTAAAAACTAGCTCAGCAACATTTAGTGTTATAGATAGAGAGCAAATGCTAGTAAAAATAAAAACAATTAGAAATAGTTTTACAAATCCTCCAAATGTGTATTTAATACATGGAGATTTAGAACCTGTAGAACTTAATTCATTGTATAACCATCCAAAAGTAAAAGCCCACATAAGCTTTACTAAAGGAGAAGGCTTTGGAAGACCATTATTAGAAGCAAGTTTAAGCGGAAAACCTGTAATTGCATCTAATTGGTCAGGACACATTGACTTTTTAGCTCCTAATTCAACACTGTTACCTGGTAATTTAGCAAAAATTCATCCAAGTGCAGTATGGGGAGAAATAATTCTTGCAGATTCACAATGGTTTAATGTAAATTATAACTACGCATCAAAAATTCTAAAGGATGTCTTTAAGAACCATAAGCAATACGCACTGACAGGAAAAAAGCAAATGTCACATAGTAAAGCTAATTTTAGTCTTAAACAAATGAATGAAGATTTTGCAATAATAATGAATAAGTATATAATTAAAAAAGAGGAAGTAAAGTTAAACTTACCACCTCTTCCAAAATTACAGAGCGTATAATATGAAAAAAGATACAACAGAAATCTCACCATTTACTGGAAAAGAATCGGTAATTGTTGAGATTGTAGATGGAAAAACATCTAAAATATGTATGGAATCTGGATACATGACTAATGAGGACTTTGGCTTTGACAACAAAGATTTATTAGCCAAGTATGAAGAAACAATGCCAAAATTAATGATAGAGACAAAGTACAAGGATGAAGATATAAGTCAATATTGGTATTTAACTTCAATACAGTTTAGAACAGGAATGATATATCCACAACCAAATAAAATAGACGAATATGAATGGGTTTTTGCTCCAATAATAGAATTAGATGCTGATGAACAAAAGCAATATCCAGTTCCAGGAAAAGACGGAGAATTCTATAATACTAGACTAGGAACAGAACATGCAGAATATTATACAAAACTTGGCTTTACAGCAGCATGTAGACGAGCAGGAGCAGTAGTTACAGCAAATGAGTAAAATAAACCAACATAAAACTCGTATTCGAAAACGATATAACTATAGTAAAAGTACGCTTGAACAAGGAATGATAGTTGAAATGACGTATAAGCGAAGAGCTAAGAAAGGTGATCCTACACGCTTAGAAACAAAAAAATATATGGTTGTAATATTAAACCCACTATATAATGGATTTTTGCATGGAATAAGTTTAGAAGATATAAGCTCAGTACAACTAAATAGAATTGGAAATGATTGGGGATTAAATAATGTCAATAAAGGATCTGCAATTATCACAGAAGGAATTCTTACTGGTTTAAAAATACCTAAAATTAAAATGGAAGGATCATCTGGTAAATTTTATTCTTCTGCATTTTCAAAGACAAAACCTCCAGTAATAGATTCATATAGGACATTTAATATTAAAAATGTTGGTAGTGTAGTAGTTATTGATTATGAATGGGATAAGCCAGTCTTTGAACAGCAATTTAAGAAAACAATTGATGCTATAGAATTGCAAAGGCAAACTGAGTCTGAAGGTGCACTAAAAGAAAAAAAGAAAAAAGCAGAACAAGAAGCAAAAAAACCAACTAATAAATAGTAGGAGAAAAGGTTATGAAAATAAGTTACGCAATTCCAGTTTGTAATGAACTGGTAGAACTAGAACGGTTATTGAAATTTTTAATAAAACAAAAACGTCAAGAAGACGAAATAGTAATATTATATGATTCAGAAAATGGCAGCAAAACTGTAGAAGAATTTTTACGAGCAAGTTCTGTCAATCCAACAGGGTTTATATGGCATTCTAATCCATTGAATAAAGATTTTGCACAACAAAAGAATTATCTAACAAAAATGTGCTCAGGAGATTGGATATTCTTAATAGATGCAGATGAATATCCAGATGAATATTTATGTACTGCTTTGCCTTCATTTATAGAAAAAAACCCTGAAGTAGAAGCATATTGGGTATCTAGAATAAACACAGTCAATGGATTAACTAGAAAACACATTGAAAAATGGGGTTGGAATGTTGATACTGATGGAAGAATAAACTTTCCAGATCAACAACTAAGAATATATAAAAATGATCCCAAAAGAATATATTGGACAAAACCTGTACACGAACAACTAGTAGGATATACAAAATTCGCAGCTCTACCTGGTAATGAAGAGTATTGTTTGCATCACCCTAAAGATATTAAACGACAAGAAAAACAGAATAACTTTTATGAAACAATCTAAAGCCAACGTTGGATTCACCTGCAGCTCATTTGACATTTTACATCCAGGACACATTATAATGTTAAAAGACTGTAAAACTGTGTGTGACTATTTAGTTATAGGTCTACAAACAGATCCAACTATAGATCGAGAAACAAAAAATAAACCCATTCAGTCATTTAAGGACAGAAAAATTATGATAGAGTCTATAAAATACGTAGATGAAGTTGTAGAATATTCAACCGAAGATGAGCTATATGGCATAATTCAATCAATTAATCCAAATATTAGAATATTAGGAACAGATTGGAAAGAAAAAGAATATACTGGTTTTGAATTAGATATACCAATTCATTGGCATGTTAGAGACCACGATCATTCTACAACAAATTTAAGATTAAAAATTGCAAAAGCAGAAAAAATAAAGGAAAGAATAGGTTACGTAAAACAGCAATTAGCCGCATCAGAAAGAGTAGATGGATGGGTAAATGCAGGTATGAAAGAAGAATTAACAAAACTTGTTGAAAAACTAAATAGTATTTAAAATATTTTTTAGTGTCAACATTTTTTATTATATTAAGGTTATATTATGAAACAAAAGCTAACAATAGTTCACGGAGTGTACAGGAGAAATCCTTATATATTAGAAACATTAGTGCAAAATCTAATGGCGCTAAGAATTGCTCGAATTACAGACTACCAATATATTATATTTAATGATAATGGAGATAAAGAGATAGAACAAGATTTATCAGATTATCTAGGAGAAGTAGAATATATTTACAGTCCTAAAAACTTTGGAAATAAGGTTTGTAGAGGAAGCTGGGTTGGAGCATTACCACATGTTAAAGGTGATCTCTTACATGTAACAGACCAAGATGACCCTATGACTCCAACATTTTATAAAACTTCTATGAAAATATTTAATGACAGTCCTAATATTGATTTAGTATTTCATAATTGCATAAAAATAAATGATGACTCTTCAGCAATAGAATTTGGAATGAATCCTAATATCGTACCAGGTCAAAATTGGCCTTCGTATGAACATAATCCATTAGATTGCTTTAAGTTGTGGTTTGGTGTAAGTGAAGCAAACGAAGTAACCGCTGCTAATAATCATATAATGGCATCTGGAGTAATATATAGAACTAAATTACATGATATAATTGGTGAACCAGATCTAACGTTTGGAGGAGCTTGTGATTTTGAATACTGGTCTAGAGTATTATTTAATGGAAGAAGTTGCAAGATGGTAAATTTACCTACATGGTTTTACAGAATATCAGAATATTCAGCTGGAAATACTATAATGGAAGATGGTCAAAGAAACAATGATAAATATTTGCATGAATGTATAGATGCAATTAAACAAAAATATATTAAACTTTGGAGAGAAAAGAAATGAAGTTAAGAAATAGTGTAGTTCTAATAACAGGAGGAGCAGGAAATATTGGCTCTTATATTGTAGATGAAATTCTTAAACAACAACCAAGACTATGTATAATAGTAGACAATTTTTTTAATGGAAACAACATTAGAAAAGAAGACAATGTAAAAATATATCCATTTGATATTGCAAACGTAGAAGAACTTTCGTATGTGTTTGAAAGATATTCTCCTGATTATGTATTCCATTGTGCATCAATGCTAATACAAGACAGTGAGCTTTTGCCTAGAAAGTCTATTCAAACAAATATTATGGGTACATTTAATGTAGTAGATCTATCCAATAAGCATGGTGTAAAAAAGATTTGCTATTCATCATCTGCATCTGTATATGGAGAGCCACAATATTTACCAGTAGACGAAGATCACCCATTTCAATATGATAATTTTATATATGGATGGACAAAAATAACTGCAGAAATGATTTTTAGATCAAATTGTAAGGTAGACTGGTTAGGTTTTAGATATTACAATGTTTATTCGGATAGAATGAAAGAAGGAGCTTTGTATACACAAGTATTTCCAATATTTTACGATAAAATAAAAAATGGTAAAACTATTACAATCTATGGAGATGGAAGTCAAACTATGGATTTAATACATGCTTTAGATATTGCTAACGCAAATATGTTAGGAATGAATAGTGATGTAACTGGAGAATTTTTTAATGTAGGAAGTGGAAAAGAAACCAAAGTATCTGAACTTGCGGAAATGATGATGGAAATCATGGAACAAAAAACAAAAATTAACTTTGAACCAACAGATACACAAAAAGTAAAAAACAGAAGAAGCAGTACTAAAAAAATAAATGAGTTATTAGGATTTACTCCAAGCGTAACTCCTATGGAAGGATTAACTAAATATATTTCCAATAAAAAACAATAATGATACAGCAAATAGTTGAAGACATAGAAAATTTAAAGATTGGACTGTTAGGGTTTAGATGTAATTGTTTTGTACCAGCACTGGAAAAATACGGAATAACCTATATTTTACTGCGTAATATACAAGAAGTTGACGAATCATTTGATTTTGTAGTTGAAAGTGGAGTTTACGATATTATACCTGAAAAATATCTTTCTATTCCTAAATACGGAATAATAGGAATTCATGAATCACCAATGCCTGAAGGAAGAGGACATGCGCCTTTACAATGGGCAGTACTAAACAATAGACCAAATTTAACGGTTAGCCTATATAGACTCAGTGCAAAGGTAGATGCAGGAGAAATAATATATCAGCAAAACGTAGAAATATCAAAATTAGATACATATAAAGAACTGGAAGAAAAAAGACAATCAGGAATACGTGAGTGTTTTGATAACTTTCTAGAAGAACTTAGCCAAGGA